TTCCAACACGATACCGACCATTTCAGCCATGATACCAACAAAAACTTCAAGCCGATCAACACGACCATTTATGTCATTGTTTTTAGACTTGTTCTTTGAACCAAGAGGGCGGCCACGTTTTTTTGTTTTCCCTTTAACAGATTTTTTAGTTGTTTTCGTCAATTTGAAAACACCAATTGGTTCCTTGCGTGGGCGACCGCGACCGCGCTTTGCTACTGGTTTCAACATTTATGCATTCTCCTTTTTGCTATCTGCATCTGTTGCAATTTGTTTTAGGTTTTTACGTTCTTCAGCCGAAAATGAATTGCGATCATATTCGGATAGTCCATTCCAATATTTCTGTAATTCCTTGTTTCCTTTCTTCGCTATGGAGATTGCTTCTTTACTTGACGGAGGGTTTCCTGAACCTTCACCACCAACAACGGTAGCAGTAACCTTTGCAACCGATGCATTCCCATCGTCATCTTCAGCCGCAATGCCGAGGATCGACATCAAGCCATAACGACGAGCATATGTAATTCCTGACCCAATGCCGTGAGCATCCCACTTCCCGACAGGCAAACGGAGCGTCTCAGCAATAAACTCACCAGACTTATGGATAAGCATTGTTTCAACTTCGACTTCACCACTAAGTGAGCGAGGTAACTGCACAATAGCAATATCATTTACAGCAAGCGGTTCACGAATCACCGACCGCACAGAAGCGAGATCGGCATACTTGCTATTGAAAAAGGGGTTTTTGTTAGCCTTGCTGGCATCGTCAATTGCACCCTGTGCTTTGGCAAGTGCTTCTGCAATGTTGGCAATGCTGTCTGACATCTTCATGTTTATCTCCATACAAAATTAATTGAGGCCTCTATTTAGGACTGCCCAGAAACCTTGTCAAGAATAATATTGACACCAACAGAAACGTCTGTAGAACCCAAGACATGAAAATAAAGCACAAATACATTCTGGAAGAAGTTTTCCGCCGGGTCGGGTCTCAATCTGAGGTTGCCCGATTACTTGGCGTGACAAGGCAATACGTCTCGGCATGGGATAAGGTGCCGATGACGCACGTTGCCGCTATCTCCAAGGCGGCTAAGATACCGAAGAAAATATTGCGGCCTGACATCTATGGTTGAGTTTCGCATCCCCTACCCGCCATCAGTTAACCGCATTTGGCGACAGAGTAAGGGTCGAGTGCATAGGTCTAAGGAATATCAGGATTGGATTGCATTAGCCGCATGGGAGATGCGGGCGCAGTTGGGGCCTAAAAAAGTCATCACTGAACCATTTAAGATTGTGATTCGCGTGAACAGGCCAGACCGGCGGAAACGAGATTTAGATAACCTGCTGAAACCAATATTGGATTTGGTAGCGCACTACGGTCTGATTGAAAACGATAGCCTGTGCCATTGGATTGATGCCCGGTGGGAAGGCGAAGGAAGATGGGTTAGTATCATGATAGGGGGAATGAATGGGGAAGCGCAGTGATTACGAACGACGAGAACTTGATTTCTACGCGACCCCTAAAGCAGCGGTGTTACCTCTTCTCCCACACTTACAGCCCAGAACTTCATTTTCCGAGCCGTGTGCCGGAGCCGGAGACCTTATTGGACATCTTGAGGGATTTGGACATCGTTGCGTCTCAGCATTTGACGTTGCACCACGATCTCCAAATATCCGGTGCGCCGACGCTTCTTTCATGCAGTTATGCGACCTTGGAGGAGCAGACTGTATAATCACGAACCCACCTTGGGATCGGACTGCTTTGCACCAGATCATTGAGCGGAGCGTGTTTCTGGTTCCGGCATGGTTATTGTTTGATGCCGATTGGATGCACACTCGGCAGGCAATCCCATATCTTCGGCATTGTTCGATGGTGGTTTCGATAGGGCGGGTAAAGTGGATTGAAGGCTCTGCCGGTGCAGGGAAAGATAACTGCTGCTGGTATAAGTTTGACCCTGACCATCTTGGCCGGACAGTCTTTGTGGGCAGATCATGAAGTATCTATCGGTTTGTTCTGGCATTGAGGCCGCTACCGTTGCTTGGCATCCATTGGGATGGGAGCCATTGGCATTTAGCGAAATTGAGCCATTCCCTAGAAAGGTGTTGGCACATCATTATCCTGATGTCCCTCTGCACGGGGATTTCACAGTATTGCGTGAGCAGGATTGGATTAAGGATGCTGATATTCTCGTCGGCGGAACACCATGTCAGGCATTTTCTGTCGCCGGATTACGCAACAGTCTTGATGATGATCGAGGCAATTTAACATTAGAATTTGTGAGGCTTGCAGATGCAATTGACAATCTTCGACCTGTTGGAGACGGAACAATTATTGTCTGGGAAAACGTCCCCGGAGTCCTCTCCGTCAAAGACAACGCCTTCGGATGCTTCCTTGCGGCCCTTGCGGGAAATGATGCCCCCCTCGTCCCGACAGGGGGAAAATGGACAAACGCAGGTATGGTTGTGGGACCGAAAAGATCAGCGGCGTGGCGAATTCTTGATGCTCAATATTTCGGAGTGGCCCAACGACGCAGACGTGTGTTCGTTGTCGCAAGTGCTAGAGACGGATTTGATCCCGCAGAAGTTCTTTTTGAGCGCGATGGCTTGCGCCGGGATTCTCCGCCGAGCAGAGAGGCGGGGCAAGAGCCTTCCGCCACAATTGCAGCACGCTTTGGAATCAGTCGCAATAACCATGAAGAAGTAGTGGCATCTGTTTATGAAATGCACGGTCAAGACAGCCGCGTTCAAGATGTTGGGGATGTCTGCACCACAGTCACCAGCAAATACGGAACGGGCGGTGGCAATGTGCCTGTCGTTACTGGCCCGATCACGGCAGGCATTAGCAAAGGTTTGAGAGGCACAGAGGGCATTGAAAGCAATTGGGCTGTGGTGCAACCGGTTGCCTTCGGTGTTGGCGAAAATCCAGATGTCGGGCATTGCCTGAGATCAGGAGCGTCAAAGGCTGACAAACACGAAAGCACAACATATGTCGCGCAGCCAATCACATATTCAATGATTACCTCTAATACAAATGCCAATGGGTTAGGCATATCAGAAGAAATATCTCCTACATTAGACAGGGCGCAACCTCATGCAATTGCGCAGCCTGTTGCAATGTCATTTTACGCAAACGAAGGATCGCATGGGATGGGCGACAATACGGAAGTAAGTGTAACTCTTAAAGCGCACCCAAAAACAAGTAATCTTGCGGCTGTTGCACAAGCCATGTCCGTTCGTCGCCTTACTCCTCGTGAATGCGAACGTCTCCAAGGTTTCCCAGATGATTATACGGCTATCCCAAAGGCGGCAGACGGGCCTCGATACAAGTCTTTAGGAAACAGCATGGCCGTCCCGGTAATGCATTGGATTGGGAAGCGGATACATGAAAATCAGCCTTGATCGGCAAATTGCTGCCGCTGAACTTCAGTTAGCCAATACCCGTGGCCATCTCCATGTTTTGCAAGATAGGCTCCGGCAGAAGAAGGCCGACCCCATAATGGTGGAAATGGTTGAGAAGAAAATACCAGATTTGCAGGCGATTTTGGCGACTTTGCGTTGGCTGAAGGCCAATGAAGAAAAAATAAAAAATAGTTTGAAATAGTTGTTGACATGCCCACTGGGCAGTGTATGGTCTCCCTACAGCAACGATGCTGATTATGGAAATGGAGATCAAAATGACAAACGTAGCAAACCTCGCAGATCGTTATCAGGCCATCAAGTTGGAAATCGAAGCCCTTGAGCGCCTTCTCTCGGAAGTTAAGGCTGACATCAAGGCAACTGGCTTTGAGACCATCGAAGGCACAAATGCCATCGTTTCGGTCGGCCTTTCAGAACGCTCAACACTCGATCAGAAGTTGGTCAAGGAATTGCTCTCGGCGGATGATCTGGCTCTCTGCACCAAGGTCACGCTGGTTGAGACAGTGCGCGTCAAGTCCAAAGCAAACGTAATTCAGGCGTGAGGAGGGAACGATGACAAACATTAAAACCATCAACGGTATTGAAATTGAAACATGGAACGTCTGCCCACCTGTCCCAGTCCGCTTTTGGGATTGGGCTGCATGGCGCAAGGGTGACGACGATGAAGATAGCATTTCCGGCACGGGAGAAACTGAAGAAGCCGCAATCGCAGATTTGTTATTCAAACTAGAGGAGGCGTAAATGGAACTGCCTAATTACATCGCAGACATGTGCGGAGTCGTAACGACGAAAACCCAGTCACAGGCCCCGGCGGAAGAATTTAGAGCCATCAGGACAGTCTGGGACGATACCGATCAGGTGATGACTGTCAGCCATCGAGACAAAGTTTTGGGATGGGTAAGTAACATCAATTACAAAACCGGCCCAAAATATCGGGTGCTTTCGGTAAACAATGAAGTTGCCCACTTTTACTCAATCAGCCTTGCCATTGAATGGCTTATCGTAGGAGCCTTTTAAATGACACAGAAACAGCCCGTAGACCGCTTCAAACGATTTGTGGCCCTGATAGCCATGCTGCACGCCCAAGGCTTTACGTTCGCCCGAATCGCGCAGGAACTAGGTGTCCATGAGCGGACGATGTATAAGTGGCTTTCCAAGGAGCGGAAGGTCGGACCACTAGCCCTAGGGGCTCTGGAGAATTTGGTCACTAAGGGTAGTAGTTGATTCTATCCGCCGATGGTGTATCCTGAAAGAAGTAGCCCCCCGGAGCATTGCTCAACGAGGGGCTGCTGAACCGAAGTTCTTCTTGCCGGAGGAACGGTTCAGATGTGTAATGTTATAACATTACATTCTGTCCTTGTCTAATCTGGCTAGTATTTCGGTTCCTCTGGTTAAAACGGGGGCATCCGGCGGTCGGTTAACGACGGCGCACCAGAGACAGGGATACCGTGGGAATGCGCTCATATCCCAACCCCAGCCCGAAGGCCCAAGGGGGGAGCGCAGGAGGCGATAGAGCCTTCTTGAAGCAATGGGCCTCGTCACTGGCGCTATCCGACCAGTGGCCCTCCAATGCGACGGCGGCTCCGGCCATCTGGACGTTATTGGTTGAGGGATGCACCCGACCTTTTGGTGGGGAATGTATCCCTTTGCCTCCTTTGCTCTGGCTCACCAACCATCTTAACCTGATTTCCCTAGTAATTAGAGTAACTTAATATGGGATGGGATGGGATGGGCTATTGACATGGCTGTCAACAATGTTATTGACAGGTGTAAACAGGATTATTGACATGGAATTAAGAGATTATCAGTCCGAAGCGATCTACAAAATTCGAGTGAGCCTCTCAACCGGCCACTCTCGTCCTTGCGTTCAGGCTCCCACCGGGGCGGGCAAGACGGTTATTGCTGCCGCTATCATCAAGATGGCTAGAGACAAGGGCAAGCGGGTGATGTTTGTCGTCCCGATGCTCAGTTTGATTGATCAGACTGTGGTTCGGTTCTTTGAGAACGGCATTACCGAAATCGGTGTGATGCAAGCGAATCACGAAATGACAGACCCTCGGCAGCCGGTTCAGGTCTGTTCTATGCAGACGTTGATGCGGCGCGAGTTACCGGACGTTGATCTGGTGATCATCGACGAGGCGCACGTTCAATACAAGTTTCTGACGCAATGGCTGGCATGGGAGCATTGGAAGAAGGTTCCATTCATTGGCCTGACCGCCACGCCTTGGGCTCGCGGTATGGGCAAGGTTTGGGACGATCTGCTGATCTGCACAACTACGGCGGAATTGATCGACAAGGGCATCCTGTCGCCATTCAAGGTGTTTGCTCCGGCGCACCCTGATCTGACCGGCGTGAAAACAGTAAGAGGGGACTATGACGAAAAGCAGTTGGCCGAGGCTATGGATAAGGGCGCTTTGGTGGCAGACATCGTATCAACTTGGCTCCTGCGCGGAGAAGATCGCCCTACGATTTGCTTTGCCGTCAACCGAGTCCACGCCAAGCACATTCAGACGCAGTTTGATGCGGCTCACGTTGCCTGTGGCTACATGGATGCTTTCACTCCGCCGGAAGAGCGCACTCAGATTATTCGAGATTTCAGTAATGGGGACATTAAAATCATCTGCAATGTCGGAGTCCTTACGACAGGATTTGACGCAGATGTCAGAGCAATCATTCTCGCTCGCCCTACTAAGTCTGAGATTCTCTACACCCAAATGATCGGTCGCGGCCTGCGGAAGGCAGAAGGCAAGGACCATTGCCTGATCCTCGACCACAGCGACACCACAATCCGGCTAGGGTTTGTAACCGATATTCATTATGAGGAGTTAGATGATGGGAAACGCAAGAAAAATAAAGTTGTTCAAGTCAAAGAACAATTACCAAAGGAGTGTCCCAAATGCCAGTTTTTACGCCCGCCCAAAGTTAAGGTTTGTCCCTCGTGTGGATTTGAAGCAGTCGCGGTCAGCAAAGTTGAATCTATCTCTGGAGAACTTCATGAACTCGATAGAAACAAAAAAACAAAACTGAAGGATTGGACGATTGAGATGAAGCAGCAGTTCTTCTCAGAACTGATTCTCTACGTTCAATTGCGTGGCTACAAAAAGGGATGGGCGGCACATGCCTATCGGTCTCGGATTGGATCATGGCCTGCGAATCAGTTACATGAAAGACCGGCTGACAGAATTAGTGAATCTACGGAATCTTGGATTAAGCACCGCAACATTGCCCAAGCCAAAATGCGTGAAAAACGTAGTTTCGAAAGAGACGTGAAAAATGGCCGAATATAAGATCGATGTCAAAGAAGTGGCGCGTAATCGGTGGGCGGCAATCCTCGTCGGTCTTGGTGTGCCGATGAAGTTCCTGACATCGAAAAACGGCCCCTGCCCGATCTGTGGCGGGAAAGATCGCTACCGGTGGACAGATCACAATGGCGAAGGCCGATACTATTGCAGCGGGTGCGGCCCCGGCGATGGGTTCGATCTTGCCAAAAAGGTTACGGGGAAGTCATTCCCTGACATTCGAGACTACATCATCAAATCAGCGGGGGGGATGAAACCAGTGATCAAGCAGAACGACGAGCAAGAGAATCACAAGGCACAGGCCGATATCTGGGGAGCCAGTAAGAAACTTCAGATGGATGGCCCTGTAGACAGGTATCTGTTGAACCGAGGCATAAGCATTGCCGATTTCAAACTGGTTAACATCCGGCAGCATGAAGGCAACATGATTGCTAAGGTTACAGATGTAGATGGTGCAGGGGTAAACATCCATCGCACGTTCTTGAAGGTTCAACCTGATGGGTCTGTCGTGAAGGTTGAGAAGAAGGTTATGAAGGGCGAACTGCCAAAGGGCTGTTCAATCAAAACAGCACCGGCTGGAAAAGTTTTAGGTATTGCCGAAGGGATTGAGACCGCCCTGAGTGCTTGGAAACTATTTGGGGTTCCTACATGGTCGGTAATCAGTTCGGTAGGCATGATTAACTGGATACCGCCGGAAGAGGTTGAGACGGTCGTGGTCTATGCTGACAATGACGAGAACTATGCCGGTCAGGCCTCTGCCTATGGTGTCGCCAATAAGTTGGTCACTCGATACGGGAAGAAGGTAGAAATAAGAATCCCACCCCGTAAGGGATGGGATTGGAACGATACTCTCTTGAACCAGTTGGGTCAGTCGTGACGGAAGTGATAGACCTGATCGTCGGCATAATCGCGGAACTTGCTGTCATTACGCAGCCACCGCATGACTGTCAGCGTGAGCGACGTGGACTTTTCCAGATCGAACACATAGGAGCCGTCATCAGGGTCGATGTCGAGAGTGCCGGTAACATCGTCAAGTTCCCAAGAGCCGTTGTAGTAGGCGATGAGGGAGACCTTGCCGTCAAAGATATGATCTACGCCGTCGATGTTGATCGTGTAGCCGTAACCGAAGTCTACGTTGAATGTGGTCATAACCAATCTCCATTGCTATAATGATGACGAACCATAACACGCCCTGTGGGCATGTCAACAAGGAAAATGCAGATGGTTGAAATTATCTTATGGTCTTTGGGCATGGCACTTGTAGCGATGCCTGTCGGTCTTACATTCTTCGCGATCTTCCTGATGCTGACTTATCCAGCCACAGAGGAGGAAGAACTGGATATGGCCTCTTGGGGTGATGACGCAGATGTTGACCATCGGATGAAAAACCGATAGTATTCAATGAGTTATGGAGATTGATATGGTTGATGATGAGATAAATTTGCCGCCTCGGAACGCTCGTCCGGCGGAAAAAAAGAAGAAAGTAAGCGGAGTCTCTAACCAAAGAAAAGAGAAGAACGCAGAAAGATCAGAACAAGAAGAAGCCCGTAGATCAGAGATCATCAAACTCATGAAGGAACATGGGTTTCATGTAACTGACGAGGCATTCTTAGATTTTATGGGAATGCATCTGGAAACAGTAACCCATGTAGAGAACTCAATTGGTAGGCCGACAAAGTATCACCCGCTATTGGATGATTGGGCTATCTGGCTTGGCAGGAGAGGATACAGCCTGAAGCAGATCGCCTCAATGATGGGTGTTTCATATGAAACACTTTGGCTTTGGGGAAAGGAAAACGCAACATTTTCAAATGCCCTCACACGCGCACGCGAGGCAGCACAGAACTGGTGGGAAACTGTCGGGCAGGCAAGTTTGTTCTCGCGGGACTTCAATACGTTCATCTGGAACAAGATCATCTCAAACCGTTTCCGGTCAGACTATACAGACCGCAAGGGATTGCCGTATGATCCCAAGTCCCCGGACGAGATCGAAAAGGTCGATGACGGGGTGGTGCAACTGGACCTTCGTGCCTTGACGCGAGAGCAACGTGAGATTCTCGCTATTGCAATCGAAGGAGCCCAAAAGCAGGAGTCGTAATGAGCAGATACACATGGGGCCTCTGTATGGCCTTGGCTGTCCTACCAGCGGCGGCATCAGCGGGGGTTGATGAGATGTTGGATCAGGCAGCCAGACGGCATGGCTTACCGGCGGAGATTGTCCACGCCGTTGCTATGGTAGAAAGCACCAAGACTTGCGGTGCGAAGAATGGCGGCTCCAGAGGGATCATGCAGGTCCAGAGGGGTGCAGCCAAAGAGGTCGGAGTGGCATGGCCCTTCAAGACATGTGAAGACGAGATAGAGGCCGGTGTCAGGTATCTGAAGAAGGCTCTCGACAAGGGTGGAGAAGGCTGTGCCGGGATTACCCTTTACAATACGGGGTTGAATGCAAAACCCCATTGTTCCCAATATGGCAGGAAAGTCCAAAGATTCATGAAGAAGAACTCAGACTGATCCTGTCAACATAATTATTGACAAACTAAGCAATCTCTATAGTGTTTGAATGTCCTTGCTGATTGGACAGGTGGGCGGTCTCCGTTGCTGTTTTCCGCCCACCACTTATTATGGAGATTGATATGGATATTGTTGAACGGTTGCGTAGTGTGACACGCCTTTTGCGCAAGACAGAAGAAACATCATATGAGCAGGATGATACTCTTGCGAAAGAAGCAGCCAATGAGATTGAGCGGTTGCGGGAAGAGAATAAAAAACTTCAAGTAAGTAGCAAGCCATATGTGGCGCTCTCTTGCGACGACGGTTTTGGCGGTAGCCCAATGCAGTATGATTATAACAGGAAATGAGTGATGAATGGAACGCCAGCAAGTAGCCAAATTATTTGGCTTGAGAACAAGGTTAAAGAGCAAGCCGACGAGATTGAGCGGTTGCGGGAAGTGTTGGAAAAACTTTCGTGTAACTGCACTTCAAATTGCGATTGGGATTTTGACGGCGAAATTTGTCCGTCATGGGTTGCCCGTGCCGCAATAAAGGGAGAT